AGAATCAAGGACATTACATTCAAACATCTCATACTCATTATTTGTTGTGTCATGAACAGTTACAACAAAGTATTCAGCTGCGTATGGATTATCATAGGTGGCAATCAAGTTGGCCGTAGGTGATCCAGATGATGCGATGGACTTATAGTAGGATGATAGGTTAGTAACCTCCATACTCACGGTTCCAACACCAGATGTACCGGCATTTGTGAGGACAGCAGATACATTTGCAGTTACCGCTGTACCTACAGTAGGAACAATACTGAAGACCAGATTAGATCCAGAGATTTCTGCCTTGTAAGTTCCAAATGCATCTTGACCGGTCATTCCAGGATTATTTGTGATGTCACCATACTGCAACATCTCTACGTTTGTTCCATCATGGAGAAGACTGAACTCAGACATGAAGTAATTACTCTCACTGTCCTGAAGTTGAACCAGAAGTTTCGCTGATCTTTCAGATGTTGGAATTGTAAGGAGTGTAGTTTCCGTGGTAACAGGTACAGATACAGAAGATGATGCAATAGATACCAAATTACCAATTGCAGTAGATCCAATACCCGTTACGTTGTCAAGACCACTGAATTGGAAAGTTGATACATCGTAGTTGTTGAATACGGAGAGGTTAGGTGTGAATGTAAGTCCCCACTCACTAGTTCCAATGCTTGTGTGGCCAAAGAAACCAATTGGCATTGCTGTATCCAATGTGGAATATTGACTTACATATCCATTATTTTTATCTTGAAGAACGGAAACAATAGCAGACTGTTTCCTATTTCTGAGTTCCTTATCTTGTACCAGAGTAAAGATCTTGTTATATGTGAATGAATCATCATAGGTAGTAACAACAGAGAAACTAGTGGATCTAGGATTACTGTTGAAAGAAGAGCTGAAGTCATCAATTCTCAGAACTCTGTTTCCTCTTGATTCAAAATAATCAAGAAGGATTTTGTTTTCAAATACTACTTGATCTGAAATAACTTTATTTTTACCAATATCAATAGTTCTCTCAGAAGCAAAATCAAAGTCTGGGAAACAATGAAGCTTCTCTTCACCAATAATGTCAATAACAGTTGAAATTTCAGAATCAACAGTTGATACAATACCAACAGCAGAATTATCAATTAAAAGATCAGCAAATTTCTTAAATCCTGCCGTGTGATTGAGGGAACTTACTGGATCATCCCATGTATCAAAATCAACTCTAGATTTCAGTGAATATGAGAAGTTTTGATAATACTCATTATTAGGAAGAACCTGAAGATTATCATTCATGAATCCTGAATTTGTCTGCCACCCAGAATTGAATGTCGCACCAACACCAAGTTTGATTGTTGAATTAAAATCAATTGTAGAAGTGATACGAGCCTGAGTACCAGTTGTTTCGGATCTTAATATAGATCCAACATTAAAATCGTCCTCAGAGGTAACAAACAAGAAACCACTTACACTATCAAATCTCTCTACAATTCCAACACCACCTGGATTTGTAACTTTTTCACCTGCAACGAAGTCTTTTGTTACAATTTTAGGATCAAAGGTAGGGAAGAATGTCTCTGGAGTAACTGAACCAGCAACAAGATTTGTAGTGGTTCCAGGGAATTCACCAGCAGCAAGATTGTTGGTAAGGTCATACTCAATATATGAACCTGAACCTCCCAAATTACTGTCAAGAGCTGTTACTTCAAATAACTGATAATTATAATCTTCGGAGTTATAACCCTTACCTGCTGTTCCAAAACCAACAGCAATGTTTTCTACAAAAACGGACTCACCAACCTTAAATGGCCAATCCTTTGCATCACTAAAGATATTAGAGAAAGAAAGTCGAACAATTTTACTAGTCGAGTTATATGTAACAGAACTAATACTGAATCCATTAGTATTATTAACCGGGATTATCGTAGGTGGTACATTAAACAGAGATGTAGTGTTTTGAATGATCTCTACACTACTATCATTCAATTCATAATTTAGAAGAACATCGGTAATTACCTGATCGGTAAAACCATCAAGAATTACAAGATCAGGTGCCTGGCTATAATTTACACCACCCGAAGAAATACCGATAGATTCAAAACTACCTAGTGATTCAAGTTCTAATACAAGAGGTAAGTTTCCTGCAGCGTTAAGTGTTTTATCAGATGGATAACCAAAACCAATATTATTAATCTTAGTCGAAATTATATTGCCGATCGAAGTACTATTTGGTTTTAAAAGAGCACCTGTTCCTTTAGCACTGGAAACATAGGAGAATCCAGGCAATGACTTATAACCGATACCCTTATTGTCAGATGATACTCTACTAATTGGACCTACAGCAGTTAAAGATGCAGTGTTGTATTGTATTCTGGAATTAGTTGAACCGTATGATACAATTGTATCGTAATCGAATGGAATATTATAATCAAATGTAAGTGATGATACACCAACTACGTTATAAATTCCGTCAAATTTATTTGAAACTAAGTTAATGGTATTATTGTTGGGAGCAGTGGTGTCTACTAGGATTTCTTTCTGTACTGCTGGGAGAACATCCAAATTGTCTGGTTCAAATCCATAGTAGAGAACTGATGGTATGTTATCACTTACAGCAAGTGTCAAAGATGCGGAGGTATCAACACCAATTACACCACTTCTTACTACTTCAAATGTTCTGTTGGTTTTGGTGGTCCAGAACTGATTAATTTTTTGTTCGTCCTCATACAAATACATTTCAAATGCAGCTGCTGGGACACCAGCGTTTGTGAATGATAAAGAAGAATCAGATAAGTCAAACTTAATGTTCTGATTTTTTTGAATTTCTACTTGAGGATTGATACGTGCCAACGTTGCAGTTTTTGCACTACCTACATTGACAAATGTTGGATTTTCACTAGAAAGTTCATTGGCATTACGTACCAATTTAATTACATCATTCTTCAGATTGTACACAAAATACATATCTGATGATGTCAGGTTTTCGGATGGATCATCCGACGTGTAAATGACTTTATCACCAGTATTGTACTTATTGGCAGGAACGGTGAATGTATTTGCATTAGTGTTGATACCCGTTGCTTCTACAACATCGGGATCAAATACAATTCTTCTATTATAGTTGTCATACTTAACTTTAATTGTAGTAGTTGATGTTGGATTTACATCAACAGTAACTCTGTCGCCACGAAGCATTCCGTGAGTCTGTGCTGTAGATACCGTTACAATATTTTGTGATACTCTACCCTTCAACACACTTGGAATATCAGTATTGAAACTGTGATAACTTCCAATACCTGCACTTGTGAAATACAACAATCCACCGGCATTTGAATCAATACCAACAAATACACCATTGGAATTGATACCAACTCTTTGTGTTGCAATTCCGATTACATCATCCGTAAGAGGTACTGCAAATACATTTCTGGTCGCGGTAAGATCATATTTTTGTGTGCCTTCTACACCACTCCAAACTTCAATGGAAGATCCACCACTGTTGGTGAAATACTTCATTGGAGTGTTGAGTTCTAGTTTATGATTAGGAATGAGAATCTGTTGTTGACCCAGATTCAACATGGTTACTCCAACACCGGGATTGGAGAATGTGACCGTAGTAATACCTGAGAACATTACTACTTGAGCAGAACCAAGACCTACAGATTCATTAGGTTTGAAGTAGAACTGTCTATTAACCTTGAATGATCTATTGGTAGTGATACCAGTAGATGTAAATCTAATCTTTCTAGGATCATCTCTAACAACAACACCAGCCGCATGTGGGAAACCAAGAGTTCCATCAACTCCTCTTAAAACTCTTATTCTTCCAGATTCCTCATCGACATTAAGAACTTGAAGTTTTTCTTTTTCAATTGTAAGAATATCGTTTGTTCTGATAACTCGTTCATCTAAAGAACCGGATACGTAGATGTATGTCTGAATACCTGTGACTGATTGTGTCTGAATACCTACAGATACATACCATCTCTCACTCGATATTCCAACAGTATATGCTCCATCAAATCCCTTATAGTATTCAGAGAGATTATCAATAAAGACAGTATCTCTAGGAAGGAAGTTGTGAGGTGCGGATGTAAATCCGATAAAGTTATTTGGATTATTTCCACTTCCAAATTCTACGTTTTCAATAAAGGTAGTAGCAAGAGAAACATTATCAACGGTCTTACCTTTAACTTGAGAAACCTTATATCTGATGTTTCTTCCACCAGTACCGTCTGAATTGAATATAACCCTATCATTGACTTTGTAATCAGTTCCAGGATCAAGAATATCCAAGGAATCTACCGAACCTGAAGTAGTTGCAGTAACATCAAGAGATTGATTTCTAACAAGGTCTGAATTATAAACATAGTCGTAACCAGCATTTCCACCATTGGTGTAATAGAACTTGGTATTTCTAAACCAAGAATTACCTACAATGTCATATTCCCTCTGATTAGATGCAGATTTAAAGTTAAATGGGTTTGGAACTGAATGATATTCGTCACCAATTACATATGGGAATACTGGTCTCTTAAATTTATCGAAGGGACCAGATGCGTCAATATTATCTGAGATAGTACAGAAATATGCATATATTCCATTAGGGAAATCTGGTGTTACACAGAATCTACCATTTGACTCATCAAGATCACCATCACCTGCATAAATGAAATCATTAACAAAGAATCCATTGGGGAATGTTGAATATGATGGTCTATTGAGTCCAGTTGTAGCTAGTTTATATCCACTAACCATTCTCCGAATATTACCAGTACCATCAATATTACTAAATCCGTATGGACCATAAATTGGGTTACCATCATAAGCCCAACCTAAAATCGGTGAGTGGAAAAGACTATCTGTTTCTTCATCATTACTATTCAAAGTAATATCAAAGAATCCATATCTAATATTATTTTTTCCAAAACCACTCAAAGCATTTGTATTTTGTCTAAGAGGTCTTTGTGCATACAAAGAACTAAATTGAAGAGATTTATTATCAATGTTATCGGCGATTGTACAATCATCACCAAGAAGATTTGCAAATTTCTTCTCAAAAAGATTTACATTCCAGGGTTTGATATTTGCATTGATTCTTGCACCTAGACCTGCTGGCTTGACGTTAATTGTTACTTTACCCGATTCGTAACCAGCTCCACCCTTTCTTACAATTACGTTAGAAATTTTACCGTCATTTACTTGTGCAATAAGAACTGCAAAACTACCAGTATCACTAATGACCTCAAGTGTAGGAGGTGCATTAAAACCAGTTCCACCCTGATTTACGATAACTTCCGATATTTGACCATTGTTGATAATTGGTGTCAATACTGCATTGATACCAGAATTTAAAGTAATTTCAGGTTGTCTTTGGAAGTCGATAATTTCAGAGGATCCATATCCGACACCACCAGAGGTTACATCGACTGATTGAACACTACCTCTAAAAATAGGTTGTACTTCTGCCGCATACAGTAAAATATTACCAATAAATGGATCATCACTAATCAACCAATTAGATTCACCAGCGATAGCAACAAAGAATGGATCGGTTATCTCTGCTTCAGTATCAGTCCATGCAAGTACATTAATCGGAGTTGTAATGTCTTCTTCGACTGGTGATTCGATAATATAGAGTTCCTGGAAGTTCGCAACAAAACTTTCATCAAAAGCTGCAGCTGGACCTAAGACCTGAATAGTGATAGGAGGATAGTTGAATGATCCCCTACCTGCATTTCTGAAATCAATACAGATATTGTTATCTACAAAATATTCTCTAGGGACACCAACTCTTCCAACTTCTGCTAACTTAAAGGAATCCTCATTTACTTTAACAACATAATAATCTTTATCCTCTACAAGACCTGAAATGGCAGGTGTTCCTTTCGTATATCTTACAATATCTTTGTGATTATAACCATGATTGACAATCTCAACTCTATCGGAGGACGTATTAACACCTACTGCTGGAATAGTTCTCTGTTTATTCTCATATCCTACACCAGGATTTGTTACAACAACAGATGATACTACCTGTTTAAGATTTTCTGCAACAAAAAATTGAACACCATTACCAAATCCAGTCAAACTGACCGTATTAATACCGGCAAACGCATCAGTTCTTGAATTGTGAAGTTGAATACCAGTTTGTGAGAGTACATTAACGTAATACTTACTACCTGTTGTAAGACCCGCAACAACCTTTGTACTTCTTGGTTCATATGTGATACCTTCACCATTTACATATTTGTGATCAGACTTAAAATTAATTTCGTCCGTGGTGAGTTTTACTTCATCAGGAGAATTACCGATAAATGAATTCTCATGCTTGACTGAGAGCATTCTTGGCTCTGCAGAAGCACCTGAACCATTACCACCTGAGATACTGATGGCAGGGGGATTGATATACCCCATACCAGTATCAATAACTTCAAATCTTACCAGATTACCTAGAACATTAGTAATACCTGTTGCACCTGTTCCCACTTCATCCTTAATACTGAGAATAGGAGGATTGATGATGTCATAATCAGAACCACCTGCAGTAACAATCAGACTTTCAATGTTACCATAGTAAACATTATTTGATGACTTATAGTTTAGAAGTTCGACACCATTAATAAAGATACCAGTGTGACCGGATTCTGTCTTAAATGTTTTATTTCTAACCACTGGTGTGGTAATCTGTCTGTATATACCCTGTGGTTCGATATTCTTTTTGTAACTCTCAAGAAGAGTAACTGACGCGTTTGTTACCGAACCATTGAATGTTAGATAAGTACCTTTTGCCAGATCAGCTTTACTTCTGGCAAGTTTGATATTACTCTCATCAATTCTTTCAACAAAATACGTTGCAGAGGAAATTCCTTGGAAACCGTCACCATTTGATTCAAAATAAACTGTCTCACCTGTATAGAGACCATGATCAGGAAGATTGGTGGGATTAGTTGGTAGTGTCAGTACATCAGTACTCAGCAGTGTTGCAGAGAATGTGATCTTATTATCAATCGTATTCGTAGCGACACCATCAAAATTTGGAATAGAGTTGGATGCAACCAGAACATCACCATTAAATTTGGAGTAAGTATTCTGGGTATTGGCTACAAAGTTAGAGATATATGGATGTTTTGTTGAGTCTCCCTTCAATAATTGATTTTCAATGAAGAACTCCCCGCTCATAGGAAGCTGTTGACTATACTGAACAGTAACATCACTAGCAGACGATACAGTTTTTACCTCACCCAGAATAGAAACAGTACTATCAAAATTCTCATATCTTACAGAATACCCTTCTTTGAGTAAACTATCTACTAAGAACTTATGTTGATAGGTGAAGTTGTTTGCATCAACTACAATAGTTTCTGCAATCTTAAATTTTGATTTTACATTAGTGAACCAATTATTAGATTTTTTACTCTCAGCTTCAAGACCCAGTGACTTAATCTGGATTGTATCATCTTTTTTGAAATAATATGTTGATTGATCTTGTTTGAAATCTTTAAGTGTAGAGGTAAATCTGACTCTAATTTCTTCAGATGTAGAAATACCAACATATGCAAATGAATATGAATCAAATTTTACATCAACTCTCTTGGGAAGTTCATCAAGTACAGTGGTGTTAAAAAATTGATTGGCTGTTTTTCCACTATAAGCAATACTTACTTCTTCACCATCAACGTTGTTAACAACAACATTACCAAATTCGGGGAAGTCAATGGTAGAATCTACGTTAATAACCGTGGCACCTATACTTACAGGCTCAAGAAGTCTTGTTAATGGGTTTGGTTTGAACTCACCAAAGATAGATCCTGCTACGTCGGTGTCTCTAGAGAATCCACCGTCAATACTTATCTGATAAAATTGGAACTTATCATATGGAATCACCTGTACGTTAGTGATAGAACCACGTGCCCCTGTCTCTTTTTGGAAGATGGTGAGGTTTTTTAATTGTAGTGGATCACCCTGAAGTGCTTCAACAACAAAATCTTGTGTTACCTTGTAGTCTGCATTTGATGGTGTGAAAAGAAATTGCGAAGGTCTGATGATTTCTACATCTTCACCATACAATGCTCTAAACAAAATCTCATATGATTGGTCTGTACCTTTAGAAGAGTAGAAACTATCAGAGTTATAAATGAAGTTTTTTGCATCAAGACCTTTAAAGAAACTCCTATCTTGGAAACCTGGAGTAAATTGTGTCTTTAACTTCGTGAAAAATTGCTGAAGAAACAGAACGTTAAGGTTCTGAACTTTTGTTCCTGTGGTGTGTTCATCTATCTCTGTTTGAGAGAAAGTCAGTTCATCAGGAGATCCTGTGGTAACATACGTGGTGATACCACTAAATCCCCGACTACAGTTCTGGAATACGGTATCAGTCTTAGATTCGTAGAATATAATCTCATTGTCGATCTTGATTACACCATTCGTCTCAGAAAATCCAATTGTGGATTTTACCGTTACGTCAGTCTCAACATAATCCAAATCCTCGTCAAGAGTTGTCTCAGTTACTAAATTACAAAGTTCCTCTACTTTTACATATTGATCGATATTATTGATAATATCAACAGGACCACCTTGATGTTCCTGAGAAACGTAGTATTGCTCAAGAAAATTTGTTAGAAGAGGGAAGTCCTCTCTAACATACCTAGGAATTTGACTGGATACAATTTCCTGAAACTTGACTCTATCTACTGCCATTTTATATCTGTATTAGTAGGAGGAACTGCTAGATGATGGTGAGGACATGGTGTAAGGACTTCCACCACCTGTAGTAGGTGTTGATGGTGTTGTACCACTGGGAGTGGTTGAGGTGGTGCCAGAGACCGTTTGAGTGGTGTCTGAGCTACCGGTTATAATTGCGGTACCTCTTACCAGTTTGTTAACCCCATAACTTGAGGACACGATGTAATTGGTTCCTGAAATGTCATTTCCTGAAGAAATGTTGTCAGCAATTACGTCAACTGTTGTATTATTTACATCCAATTGTAGGAAGAGATCTTGGAGGCCAATTACGTCATTTGATAATGGATTTGCAGAAACTTCAATCAGAGGAGCGTTTCTATTAACTACTGTAGAAATGATATTAATAGGATTGAGTTTGATTTCACCTTTCTTGTAATCGATGATACCAATGTTCTGTTTAACGATAATTGGTTCAGTCGAGGAGTTTAACTTGAAGAGGAAGATAGTTCCTTTATCAAGATTGCCAGATGGTTTATCACCCATGTACACAGTTCCACTAATACCACTTACAGTGAATCCCGTTGATCTAATATTGTATCCAAGTAGATTACCTTGGAAGACAGCTGAGTGACCGTGGTTTTTTACGTGGAACTGATTACCAAAACATAACTCATACTCAGCGAACTGATTGAGTTTCACTGACATATCTCTTCTCATCTGAACGGTTGTTATATTAGAACAAACCGATTCATGACTACTATCAACAATTTTTTGGAATTTGGAATATTTGAATCTAGCACCAAATTGATTCAAGTCAGAGGAGTCAGCATAGTTGGCGATATTATTGAATACTACACTCTGAACAAAAGATGGTGATGGAGCTTGATTTGAATTGTAGTATGCTTCACAATCAGCTTCAACATATAAGTACTTCAAATCAATAATTTCTGCCCTAATACCGGCAACAGAGTATTTTTTGACTTGTTGCTGTAGATTCTGTTTGATACCACTTGATAAGAACACACCATTGAATGGTTTGATACTTACAAAAACCTTTCCAAATTGTGGAGGTGTTAGATCTTCACCACCAAAAGCAGAAACTGATTCAGCTTCTGGATAAATCTGTGGAATCAATGCCTCGTAGTCGGAAGCTGTTACAGCTCTATTCTGTGATGCGTAAATCTGTGGTGCGTATTTCTTGACAGATTCAACAGATTCAATTTCTTTACCACCACCAGAAGCTTCTTCAGTTGCGATAACTGAAACACCAGAACTAATTGTCGCTCCGTTATTATCTACTAAATTTCCAATGAATGAAAAATTGGCAATATTATTTGCCTCGGGCCCATTACATGTAATATAACTTGCTTCAATAAAATTACTATTCTCAAGTTTAACACCAAAAATTCCATCACCAAAGAGAAGTTCGTATCTTTCTTGACTAATTTCTTGAAGGAAATATGCTCTAGTGTCTTTAGTTACATCAAAAAGACTTTCAAACATATCAAATTTTCTTGATACGGTAGATCCTGCAGTATCTCTTACAATAACAGAGATGAGATCCGTATCAATACCAGAGTTTGGTAAGATGAACTTTTGATTGGGGTTATTACTATCTTCAGTAAATGTCTGATTAATATATGTTCCTTCGTAAATTTTGATATTACTAAACGTTGCGGTTCCATCTGATTTTACAGGAGCTGTAATATCATTAGGAATTGAGAAGATAAAATTACGAGTCCTATTGACACCGGTCGATCTTGATGTGGTTACAGCACCAGCTTTAAGAACTACAGAAACCGCACTAGTATTACTGACATCTACATCAAAGGTAATTCTTGCACACGCAGATTTTCTTGACCTCGGTACATAGCCAATATTACGCGCCAGAGACACCACGTTCTCCCTGAGCGTGGCCGAATCGATGAATACCTCATTAGATACCATGTTGGCATTATATGAGGTAATATAAGTGTTATATGCTAAAGTGTCGATGATTGTGGTCAGGTTTGAACCCTCAAAATCATAATCAGTGAAATTTGAGTTAGCACGAAGATAGTCCTTAATGGACTCCTTTACCTGATCAAAATCTAAGTTACTAAAATTGACTAACGGCATTTACCTAGTGGGCTGTAATGCAAAGGTTAATTGTTGTGGTAAAACGTCGATACCGACAATTTCATATCGAATTACACAATCAAATTGATTATTATCAATATTTGCAGTTACCTCAACATCAGTTAAGTTAACTCTAGGTTCAAAATTAATGATAGTGTATTCAATCTCAGACTTAATTGAACTTGCGGTCAATAAGTCCATATTTTCAAATAACAAAGCAGTTACGTTACTTCCAATAGTAGGTGCGAAGGGTTTTTCACCAGGGACAGTGAAAATAAGATTACGTATAGAACGAGCAATTGCATTCTCATTCTTCAGGATAATCACATCTGAATTGATGGGATTAACCTGGAATGTAGCACTTACGTCTTTAAAACCCCGACTGACTCTTTGGACAGGCACTTAATTATTATACAACAATTCTCAAGTATTTAGACGGCAAATGAAAATTATTCAGTCAACATCTCAGTAGTATCTTCGTTCTCCCAGAAGTCCTTCCAATCCGCCTCACTAGCCTCATAGAAACCATCCTCACGAACCTTTTTACGATTCTTGGGTGTTTTCTGATCGTGAGCGATTTCTCTCAAAAAGTTTTGGTTATCCATATCCTTTTTGATTATTTATTGCGGATCGGCGTATCTTCCCTCTTGAGAATGATAGGTATCGATACCTTCACTCATTGAGTTAAAGTAATTAATATCTTCTCTCTCCTCTTCCTCAGTCCTATAGGCCCACTCATCAGTGTGTCCTACAGACCACCACTTAGGTTCTACCTCTACAGCATAGTTCTGTGTACAAACCTTGAAATCAGGTTGTTTGAGGTTATCATTATTAATCAAACTATTATCCAGGAACACAGTCCTATTATTAGGTTGTGCCGCAAATTGTCCATTATCCAATGCAATGACATTGAAAGTCTTATGTTCGGGATCGTGTTCAGAGAAGTTCACGTCCAGAATCGAACGATCAGGATGTGCAGTATCAATGGTGAATTCATACTCACCAGGATGCATCTTCTTATCCTTACCAAAGAATTGACATCTACCAAGAATAGGTTTCTGTACAACTGTAATGTTATAGTCAAAACAATCCCACAGTTCTAATACATCCAAAGGTAATTGGTCATTCCAATCAATGTCCTTCTTCCACACAAATGCAGAGAGTGGTAGTTTATCATAAAGGGCACCATACTCTGTCAATAATGTTTCAAAGTATAGTGCCTTTGCCTGAATACTCCTTACAGAGATCCAGATACCAGGTGTTAGTTCTCCATGACCCTTTTCTAGGTCATAAAGATATTCTTTCTTGACCCAGACCTGTCTAGGGGGTAGTGGATGAACTAAGTATGCCATATTATCGTCCCTGTCCTCTGTAACGCTTTCTCTTGGGTCTACTCGAAGTAGCCGCAAGTTTAGTATGCTTACCCATTCCCTGACGAGTCTTCTTCGGTTGAGACTCGATCATTGTATCCCCTGATAAGGATTTCTTTACCTTGGCCATTTACTGGTTCTCCTAAACGTTTACATTTTTCACAGCCAGGGCCATTACAACCCCAACCATTGTGGCAGTAATCACATCCTTTACCACCACATTCATTACATACCCAATGGTATTCCTTACTAAT